AAGGTATACGTTGCCGTTAGAATAGTTACCATTTGCATCTTCATAGTGATGCACTGCATTAACATTGGCATATTTACCTGCAGCATATCTATTGAGATTATTCGTATCTAACGGCCAGTCAAATCTTGGGTCAATAATTTCGTTGTAATGCAGTATTAACCAATGCAATTGAGGGTTACCATAAAATTTGTCTGCAACTAGTTCTGGCGTTTCCCCATCCCTAATATCATACTCATCGAATAACCCTAAGTTTTCTTTTACTTCATCTGATAGGGTTACCCGGGTGGTAATATCAGTAACCAATTGAACAGTACTGGTATCATTAAGTGAATAGAATGTATATGGAAAGCTCTTAAAGTACATTAGTAACCTTCTGTAATCATTTGCTTGGTAAGAATTTCAAGTTCTCGGAACGTCAAAGACATATTTATTTCTGTTGGTGACCCGTCTCTGAAAGAAGAAAATTGGTCACCTCCAAAACTTACATCCATAGATTCTAGCGCGCAGGTAGCAAATTTATGAAAATACTCGTTTTCATTACTACCAAAATAATAGGTAATATTAAACTCTGAAGGATATATAAAAAACAACTTACCACTAGACATTTCAGGGTGCATGTGAAGTTTAAAAGTGTTTATAATGTTATATACATCATCTGATTCTTTTTTATTTTTTGGATAAAATTTATACTTGAAAGAAAAAGATCTAAAATCAACTGATTCAAAAACTGTCTCTTTAAAAGGATTTAATGAAGTCCCAGTCGATGCACTCATTGCAGAAGCAACATCTGCTGCTCCAAAAGCTCCTGGCAATTTAGCAAGCGATGCTCCCATGGCGGCCCCAGCTTCTCCTGCCCCACTAAGACTAGACATTACCCCGGCGCTCCCACTCAAGACTCCAAGTAAGGTACCGAGTTCTTTATTTGCATAGTTCATACTGTATTTTACAGTAGGCGGGCCTTCAACGTATAATGCAATTGCATCTGATATTCTGTAAGTAGTGTCTGGTTTTAAAATATCGGAAGCTGCCATGGATACTCCAACTCCGGCGGCTGCTATACCCCCAAGTACGTTACCTACTTTTGCGTTAGTTGCCCCGGTCTTACCAAATGCTTTACCTATTTCTTTAGATACCCCGCCGACAGCGACACCCGCCGCCGCAGCAGCCGCGCCTTGAGTTACTAATCTAAGCCCTGGGCTACCGAGTTGTTCAGGAGTTAAATTTGCAGAATTTGGGTTTCGTCTAGTTTCAAACAACACTTTACTCTCATTAAATTTAGACTTTCCTCTAACGTTAATGTTAAAAATAATATAATGTTTTAAATTTTCTGCAGTTTGTAGATCAGACGGGTACTGTGTAATGTCTATTTTAAACTTGTTTTTATCAAGTTTGGTACCGGTGAACGCAGAAGACTCTTGCTTATACCTATCAAGATATTCTTTTTTTATATCTGCTGCCATTGATTTTCCATAAATAGTTGGATTATATATTATTTATCCCGTTATGTACAAAGCAACATACAAAGGCCGTTACAGGGTCGCTAATCCTTCAAAGTATAGAGGTGACATTCATGATGTTATCTATAGATCGTCATGGGAGTTAAAATTTATGAAATGGTGTGATAATAATGTATCTGTACTAGAATGGGGATCTGAAACTATGATTATACCATATAAGTCTCCAGTAGATAGCAAGGTACATCGTTACTTTGTAGATTTCTACATTCGGGTTAAAGACAGACATGGTGCAATTACTAAGTACTTAATTGAGATTAAGCCAGAAAAATTCACTAAGCCGCCAGCTATTCCTCAACGTCAAACTAAAAGATTTATTGATGAAGTGTTTCAATATGGGGTTAATCAATCTAAATGGAAGGCGGCTGACGAGTACTGCGTTGATAGAGGTATGAAATTTCTAGTTTTAACCGAAAAAGACCTTGGGCTATAACGGATAAATATTATTATGGCAACTGTTAATCCTTTTCAAGATATTAGAATGAAGGCGGGTGACGTGGATCGCTCTCTTAACTGGTATCAGGTTCAAATTAAGAACCTTAAAAACGTCAGACCTAATCAGCTGATGTCGAATACCCCTGAACTAACGACTACCATTATGCCTGGTAACATGTATATGTTCTTTTACGATGCTAAGTTAAAAGACAAATTACCTTACTGGGATATGTTTCCTTTGGTGCTACCTTTTAGGAAGGTGCAGGGTGGGTTCTTTGGATTAAATTTACATTATATACCTTACCCAGTTAGATTTAAACTACTGGCAGCAATGCATGATTTAGCATATGATGCCAAAGTTACTGAGAATACAAGACTTCAGTTGAACTGGAGAATATTGAATGCTTCAACCAGATATGCACCAGTTAAGGCCTGTGTAAAACATTATCTCTTTGATCAGCTTCAATCTAGATTTTTGAAAGTACATTACCCCGATTGGGTTACAGCTTCACAGCTTCCAGTTGAGAGATTTATCGGAGCTAATAAAATAGAGGTCTGGAGAGATTCCAGAAAAAAATACTAATGGCAAAGTCTAATTTTAATTTAAGTCAGTTTATAGGAGCTATTAGGGAAGATAGTCTTGCAAGAGTAAATCGATTTGAAGTCTTTATTAATGCCCCAAGCACACTCATAGGTAAGAATATAGCTAACTCTGGGGCAGTAAGCCTGTACTGCGAGATGGCAAGCTTACCCCCTGTTAACATTTCAACCAAGTCATTTAAAATATTTGGCCCTACTTATCAAAGACCTTTTGGAGCTGAGTACGGGGGTGAGGGTATATCTTTGACGTTTCACGTTGATAGAGATATGCAAGTTAAAAAATTCTTTGATAACTGGACATCAATGGTGGTAGATCCAGATTCCGGGCTTGTTGGATATCAAGAGGAATACGCTACTACTATTCGTCTAAGACAGTTAGATGAACAAGATAATGTTACTTACGAAATTGAACTTTCAGAAGCATTTCCAAGAAGTATTAACTTACTGGAGTTAAATAACTCTGCGCAAAATCAAACTCATCGACTTAATGTTTTATTTGCTTATCGTTATTGGAAAGATATAAGTCCGGAGTATCAAACATCACCAGTAGATATTCCTAGAATTAGACGCTTTCCGAATGTCCCTGTTGTAGACACAAGAACAAGACAATTCTCTGCACCAACAGGAAATCTTGAATATGATATACCGGGGTCTGATCTCCCCATCTCAGCTTAATAATAGGAAATATAATGGCTTTACCAAAACTTGATACACCAACGTATGAATTAATTTTACCTTCAACAGGTGATAAATTAAGATTTAGACCTTTTTTAGTTAAGGAACATAAAATACTTCTGACAATGGCAGAAGCAGATAACAGTGAAGTAGCAAGAATTATTAGAGAGTTAGTTGACGTATGTACATTTAACTCTTTAAAAATTAAAGAACTACCGCATTTTGATATTGAATATATCTTTATGCATTTAAGAGCTAAGTCAATTAGTGAAACGGTTGAAGTAGTTGTTAATTGTGAATGTGGGGAAAAGATTGATACTAGTTTTAATATTGAGGATCTTAAGGTTGTTAAGCCAGAAGGTCATAGTAATAAGATTATGATTAATGATGAAATAGGGATTGAATTAAAATACCCTAACATCGATGATGTTGTAGATGTATTTGCAACTAAAGATAATCAAAAGGTTATCGATCTTATATTAAAAAGTATTAAGGCTATCTACAACCAAGAAGAATATTGGTTAGCAGATGATCAAACTAAAGAAGAATTAGAAGAGTTTGTATTCTCTTTAACTAAGACCCAGTTTGATAAGCTTGAAGAGTTCTTTGTAACTTCTCCAAAAATTGTTCAAACGATTGAATGTGATTGCCCCAAGTGTGGAAAACATAATGTTTCTAAACTTGAAGGTTTACAGAATTTTTTCGTATAACCCTTTCCCAGGATAGTTTAGTTAATTATTTTACGCTGAACTTTTCGTTAATGCATCATCACAAATATAGTTTGACTGAGATTGAAAATATGATGCCATGGGAGAGGGAAATTTATGTTTCGTTATTGATAGATTATATTAAACAAGAAAACGAAAAGCTGAGAATGCTTAAACAAAATGCGAGGAATACATGACCAAAGAAAATAAAAAAGAAGAAAAAGTAGCTAAGAAAGCAGAAGAAGATTGGATGACCAAGAAATGGCGTCCGATGATGGCGATAATGTATATGACTTGCTGTCTGATGGATTTTGCTGTATTCCCGATTATGTTTACTATTGTTCAGTTCTGGGAAACTGCTATACAAAATGATGCATTTAGACAGTGGGTGCCTATCACATTACAGGGCGGTGGTTTGTTCCACGTAGCCATGGGTGCCGTTCTTGGTGTTTCAGCTTATGGCCGTACACAAGAAAAGGTAGCAGGAGCATCGAATGTCTCAACCAGTTTCCAAGGAGGGGGAGTACCAACACCTAACCTTTCTTCGTCAGTACCATCATTCTCTGGCGGAGGATTTAACTCTCCACAACAGTCATCCGGTTTTGGATCACCCCAGGGTCAATCATTCGGATCTTCCCAGTCCTATAATACTACAGAAACAACAACTGAATTTAGCATGAGTCCTGCTCCTACATCGGCACCCGGTGGAAGAAGACCCGTTACACCTAACTTCAACGTATAATGCAATCCCCAACAGCATCTGATCCTAGCTTCAAAGCGTTCCTGGAAAAACTCCAGGAACAAAATGGTGGTGGGATTTTAGCTCAAAAAGAAACTACCAAAGGTATAGATAAAACCAATGAAAGCTTAAATGAGTTAAAAAATGAGACTTCTTCTGTAAGAGATTCTTTAAGGGAAGGGTTGCACGATGTTAGTGATGATATTATTGAACTTCAAGATCAACTTGATACTGCAAATGATACCCTTTCTGAGATGGTTAGCGCGATAGAGGGTGTCAGAGAAGCTGTTACTGGTATAAAATTTGATATTGATTTTTCGGAATTAAAAGCTGCCATTGAGAATGTTGGTTACGACGTAGGCAAAGATATCGATAGTGGGGGTCTAGTAGCTACAATAAGTGCTACAGGAATGAATACTACTAAGTTACTTGATGAACAGTTAAAAGAGCTGTCTTTAACAAGGAAGCTTACTGAAGGTAGTGTTGAGTACGATAAGGAAGCGGCGCAGTATAGAAATAAAAGCGGTAGAGATGTAGAAAGTAAAGTTTCTGGTAAGACGTCTAAAGATGGTGGTTTTATAGATTTTGAAACTGCCAGAGATACTTTATCTGGACAAGGTGAGAGGGCTAAAAAAGAAAATAAAGTAAATTTAATAAACAGTATAACAACCACTAGATCTGGTATAAAACCTGGAGATGCAACAGCTAAATCTTTAGGTGCAAATTTAGGATCTTTAGGTCCAGCTGGACCAGAGGATAAGACCTCTGAGGCAGCTCCTAGTAGAAATACTTCAATTAAAAGAGCACGTAGAGAAAGAGGCAGTGTTACAGGAAATGTTGACCCTAAAG